AAGAAAGACCATTACCAAAGACTGCTGGACAGGCTGCTGTTATAGCTGACGCTGCTGCTGAAATCGGAACGTTTGCTGAAGTAACTGTTAAAACTGTAAAAGACGTAGCTAAGTCTGTTAAATCTTTAAGTGGTAAGTTAGTCCAGAGAGCTACTACACGATTCTCTAATATGGGAGAGTCAGGTAAAAAGGTTTCAGGTGATTTAAAAGAGATTGCATTCAGATCACAAAAGAACGCTAACGTTGACATTGCCGATACTAATGTAGTTTTGCATGGCGTTAATCATAAAAATAGAGTTCTTATAGCACAAGCTATTAATAAGAGGGTTAGTTTAGATACTTTACCAGGTTGGTTACGGCCTAAAGTTAAGCAGATACGATCTATTTTAGATAGGTCATTGACTTCAGCACAAGAATTAGGTGTCCAGAGAACTGTTAAAGGCCAAAAGATTGGTATTGCAGGAAGTGGTAAGGCTTATCCACAGGTTCTTAATACAAAAGGACAGAGATTTATTGCCGAAGTTAGAGCAGAAGGTGCTAATTCTAAGAGAGTTTTTGAAGCGGCTAAAGATATAGTTGATTCAGGCCAAGCAGAGACCATTGAAGAAGCTATTACTAAGATGAGCCAATTCAGCGATACTCAATTAAGAGGGATTAATAGATATTTAGAATCTGAAAGGGTAGAACTAAAACCTGAATACATTGAATGGGATATTCAAAAAGTACTTCCTAACTTAGTTGAAGGTAACTGGCTAACTCTTGAGGCTATAAGACAATGGGGTTATGACCAGAAAGGCAAATCCTTCCCGAAAGCCAACGAGTTGATCGAAAATATAAACGCAGAACAAGGTAGCGATTCAGGTAAAGAAGTAGAGGACTTTATAAAGTTTAGCTTTGGTGCTGAACGCGCCCCTGCTGATATATCTAAGTTAAGTAAGACAATAAGAGGCGCACAGTTTGTTTCTAAAGTCGCTTTAAGTCCATTGACTATCGTAAGGAATATGCTTGATAGAGGTGTTAAAGGCTTAACTATTGGTGATATATCAACTAATGTTAAAGCTACTGCCTTGTATCCTCCATTCCTTAATAAGTGGATTAAAGAATCTCAACGTATAGAAAATGAAATGATTCGTGCCGGTGCTATTTCCGGCCATGGTGCTATTAGTGCAGACGTAGAGGCAGGACAAAGAACTGCTGTAGCTATTGGTAAACCTTTCTCATCATCAGAACGTGGTAATCAGGTCTTTATAGCTTTAGTCCGTAAACTTCAATTGGAGAAAGACTTAGCTAAATTAGTTGCTAAACATAACCAGAATCCAAGAGTTAAGAAGTTCCTTGATAGAGTAGACGCTATTATGGGTAACTCTGAAAAGCAGTTAAGATATAGACTTGAAAAGGAAACTTTAGACTTTGACACAATAAGTACTGAGTCATTAGTTGACGAATGGGTTAATAATGGTGGTCAGGTATCCGGAGACCAGCTTGAAAGAATACTTCACAGAGCAGTAAGAGATAAGACATTCCCTGTAATACTTTCAACTAAACGTTCATGGTGGGATAAATCCCCATTAATGAGAGTGTTCGCACAGTTTAAAACATGGCCTGTAGAGCAGACTGCACATATTTACAATGACGTAATGAAATATACCCTAAAGACAGGTGACCCTACAAGGCTAGTTAGATGGATGGCTGGAACTGCTATAGCTGGTGAGCTTTATAATCTGATACGAGACTTACTGTTCGATAGAGACGAATCCATAACTAAAAAGGCTGTAGAAGGTGAAAGTCCATCAGAATTGGCTCTTGCACTTGGTAATGACTTCTTTGACGGTGGTGGAGTAGGTATGTTTGCTGATTTCTCTTATGGGCTTACTAATTGGGCTGTAGGCGTATCAGGAAACAGCTTAAAGAACTTTAGTAGGTTTACTACAGATGTTTATGATAATCCATCTAACGCCGCTGATGCCTTTGGACAGCTAGCTGAAAGAGAAGCTTCTGCTATACGTCAGGTAAGGTCAATTCTAACTAAGATAGATCAAATAGATAACGAAGGAAGCTTATCTGCTGAATATTGGCCGGCAAGATCGAAGGCTTTTGATTGGCAAGATGATAAGAGATTACCCACAACTGGTAAAAAGGTTGGTAAGGCTCTTAAAGAGTTCCTCATGGGTAGACCAGAGTTTGAACGTAATGCAAAGACTTTATCTTATGAATTAGCCGCTAGACAGATAATTGTAGGCGATATAGACGATGCTGCTAAACATTTAGGTAGAATATTAGAAGATATAGAAATAAATTCAGTTGACGATATAACCAAAGCTATTAAAGGCATTAAAGGCTCCGGTGATAGAAAGTCTCCATTAGGCCCAGTAAAAGATGCTGACATGGAAGAGTTCCTTAAGACTGTCCCTGACGTTGGTGAGATTACCCAAGCACAGAAAGACTGGACTAGAACGTATAACGAAGCAATTATTACCGCTGCAAGTGATAAATGGAGCAAGAAGACACCAGGCATGACTGACTACCTTGGTAATTTAGCTAAGAAGTTATCTAGTAAGTCTATAGATAAGAACCCATTAGAGAGAAAGTTTATTGTTGATTTCTCTAAGGCTATGGGCGCATCACTTAAAGATATGAATAAATACTTAGAAGAAAATATGAACCGTACAGACGGAGAACCTGATACTTTGAGGAAAGAGGTAGCTAGAGACAGGGCGTTATCTAGGCGGTCAGATAAATTATTTACTGATTGGAATAGGATAGAATAATGAATAATGATGGATTTAGTAAGCAACAGATAGCGGAAATGAAATTAACGATGCTTGAGGTTATGGAGCATTACGGCCCTATGATATTAGAGCATCATCAATATAACTGTCCTGCTGTTAAGTGCTACAGGAACTTAAAGGCTGGCGTTGCGGCTATTAGCGTATTGTTGATAATTTCAGGTGCTTCAGGTAGCCATGCTCTTAAAGCTCTTTTGGAAATGATGTAATGTATTTTTGGGCTAACATGTGTATTTCAGTTGTAACTTTTCTCATAGCCTTTGGTATAATCTATAATATGGTAAGCAGTAATAGGAATATAGACGAGGATGAAGAAGCTAGAAAGAAAGAGTTCTACGAAAGACTTGAACAAGAAAAAGATAAATGCATAAAGATTTGTCAGAAAGGTGAGTAACAATGCCGTGTAAAGGAAAGAAACATCCGAAACCAAGAAAACCGAAAGGAAAAAAGAAATGAAAGATTTATGGCACAGTTTTACTAATTGGATTGACCATAACCGTAATACAGCGATTTCACTTGTTATAGTGGCTGTTCTATGTACATGGTTATTCACAGGCTGTAGCACAACACAGAGCATTGTAGACCCTAACAAAGACATTACAGGCGCCCAACTTGAGCGTGAGATTGTAGTTCTTAAGGGTACTTTCTCTGATCGTAAGGCACAGATAGAGGCTGACACAGTTAAGTTAAACGCTGATATTAAATGCACTAACGAGAAGATTGTTCTAGCAGATGCAGATTTAGCTAAACAGGATGAGTTTAAGGCACAGATACTTGAATTCACAGGAGCTACAGTCTCAGCGGTCATGTCAGGCGGTGTAACAGGCCCTGCGGCGGCTAACTCTGCTTTAACGCTTGGTGCGTTGGCTTTAGCATTTGGACGTCATAGAGACAGTAAGCGTAAAGATGGCGTCATTGAAAGTATAAAAGAAAATGGTGCTTGACATTAAGTTAATAAGGGTATATAAATAAGTATCCCTTCCTTAGATAGTGTTAGAGTTCGTTGGAAAGCCTGAGACCTAAAAATCTTGGGCTTTTTTTATTAACTATGCTATAATAGGTTAACAGAAAGGAAATCAAATGAAATTTGACGTATTTAACACAAAGACTAAGAAGTGGGTAACACTCGACGAAGAATGGCTTATTAATATTTATGGAGAGCTTATTTATCTTGTTAATAATGAATATGCCTTTTTTTCTGGTGATGATGACTGCATTATAGTCTATTACATGGACGATGACGGCGAAAAGCTACGTGATGGAGATATATATGGACATACTAAGTATAACTATAAGTATGCAATAGGATATGATTATGAGATAGGCTTTTGTATTTATACTCCCGGGGAAGAGTTCTCAGATTCTCAAAACTTTGGTTATTTATGGGGATGCGAGCTAATCGGCAACAAGTACGAGAATCCAGAATTATTGGAGACAACATGAAATTTGACGTATTTAACACACGAGAAAAGAAATGGGAAGAAGAAGGGTATCCAAGATGGTTTCACATGTCACAAAGTGGTGAACTTGGATTTACTATAGAATATGACTGTTATCCAGCAGATGAATTTTTTATTCCAGTCTATTACATAGAGGAAGAGGGCGTTAAGTACCGTCAGGGTGATGTATACGAATGGTATGGTGATAAAATGGCTATAGGATACGACTTTGAAAGTGGTTTTTATGTCTTTGAGCCTAAACAAGACTATCGTTACGCTCACGAGCTACACTATGTGGAAGGCCGTAAGCTATTAGGAAACAAATACGAGAATCCAGAATTACTTAAATAGAAAGGAACATTATGTCAGAAGAGAAACTTATGAACTTTGGAGAGGCTTTAGAATACCTTAAATCAGGCTTCGGAAACAAGGTAGCAAGGAAACTTTGGGAAGATTTACCTATGGTACTTATGCTACAAAAAGGCATTGCTAAATTTAAAAATCCATTTCTTTTCAGTAGATACGGACTTGACTGCCCAGATAAAAATAGAGATTATGCACCTTGGAATCCACAAAACGATGATCTTCTAGCAGATGATTGGTTTATAGTTGACTAACTAACAGAATCTAGTATAATATGATAGTGTTTAAGTTACGCGACAATGGCAAAGAGCCTGAGATTAATTTCTTGGGCTTTTTTTATTGACATTTGAGGACTACAGGTATATTATTAGGGTAGGATAAAGTGAAATAGATAAACAATACAATAATGAAACCGTTTAACGGGTAACTCGGCCAAGACTTATCATCTTGACTTTATCCCAAATTTTCACCGAGTTATCTGTCAAGCGGTTTTTTTATGTCTTGTTTGTTAGATAGCCCTGAGGGGAAACAAATCGCTCTTGCTAGCGTCGTGCAATCTCGGAAGCATCGTAGCACCAGAAATGGTTAGACTAGGGAAATTGTACCCTAGCCACTTTAATTAGTGTGTATATTAACGGAACCCACAGCTACAAAAAATGGACTCAACCGTTAAACTTTTTAAACCAGAACCTCTACAAGTGAGACTGAATAAATTAGTGTTCTTATGTGATTATTCTAACAATTGAGTAGTTGCGTAAGGACACTTTATACCCTGACATACAGTAATCCTGAATAAGTTAAAGAAAGGTTAATCATGGAATTAGAATTAGTACCAACATCTGAGTTGATAATAGAGTTAAAGAACAGACATAAAGCTATAGTGATTATACTCACTTCGGAAGCTAAAACAAATGATGACAGTATCGATGATTGTTATTATTTTGGCGGTAGAAACGCTGCAATAGGCGCAATGGTAGTTTATAAGAGAGAATTATTAGAAGAAATGTTTTCGGAGACTATTGATGATGATTAGAGTACCTGAAGGCGAAAGATACTACTACATTCGTGGAAGCATGTTTAAAAGACCATTAGTATGTGTAACTTACGACTGCAACGATTTAACAGACGAACTAAGAATAAAAGGAAACAACTATTTTTTAACCAGGTACGCAGCAGAAGAAGGAATACCAGAGTTTATACTAAATAACTGAAAGGAATAACATGAAGAACGGAATTTACAAAAAAGAGTTAATGAAGTTTGACATCTTTGATACCGTGAGCTTAAAGTTTGTAGAGGGCGAATATTTAAGAAGAAGCAAAGATAATGCAATCTTAAAGATAATAGGAGAGACAAACGGAAAGTATACTGAGTATATGGACTTCAAGGAATATGCCGATTATCTACCTGTCTTCTATATCGAGAAAGACGGGAAGAAATACAGAGACGGTGACCTATGGATGAGCAATTCAGGTGAAAAGTGCATAATCAATATAAAAGAAGAAGGTATAGCGTGGAGATGCTTTGATTTTTTAGGAGTAGAGTTAGATGAATTAAAGGAACACTTAGGCTCGATTCTTTTACTTAAAGTCTAACAACTAAATAGAAAGGGAAACAATGATATACATTATAATAGTAGCGTTAATAGGGATAATGATTTACTTAGCGATAAACCATGCCGATACTAAGCCAAAAACTGAGAGCGATGAGTTTTTAGATGGTCTTTATGACATATTAGTGTCCCAAAAGGCAACTAAAGATTGTATAGCCAAGAGACAAAAATGGAACAATAATTGGGGTTTTATAGAATACACTGTATATCTAAGTGGTAACAAGATACATGTTACAGAGATAGTTAAGAATATGATTATCTATACAATTTATATAAATGGCTGCGAGGCCAATTACAAGCGTGCCAAGGATATTTGGGAATCTATAGACGCACATTATAACTGTCCGGTTATTAATTATCCAAAGAAAGGTCAATAATGTATATTTCATCACTTGAGCGACTGGAATGCGGGAGAATTGGACTAGGTTGGCACGAGAGAGAAGTTTGTGATGATTGTGGCGTACATTGGAATATATACGAGAGGGGGAACCTAAAGTATTGTCCGGGCTGTGGCAGTAAAAAAAGTACTACTAAATTGATTAGGAGAACAGAGAAACGTAGGTTTTTTGTTTCTACATACAAGTGGGAAATGAAAGAGCTACCAGAATAACTGAAAGGAATAACATGAAGATAGACATTAACAAGAAGGATTTATGGGATTTAAGAGACATTATCAGAAGAGAGAGGGATAGAGTCCATGTAATGTATGTTCGGGAAGATCGGAACGCATGTGCATTGGAGTTTAAACAGCGGGAAGATGTGGCTAACAAAGTGATCAGAAAATTAAACACAGCCCTTAAGAAAGCATACGGACACGATTGCTTAGGTGAGGCTTATTTGCAAAAATAATTAATTAACACTTGACTTATGTTTACATGTAGACTATCATTAGGGTAACAAGAAAGGAATAGCATGAGAAAAGCAATACACATCTCAGAAGAAGCACACAGAATGTTAAAGATATTCTGCGCGGAGCATGGATTTACTATGGAAGACCTTGCAACAGACGCAATTATCAGCACTATAGGAAAGGATTACAATGGACTCGCAAAAGATAGAACAGAGAGTACGAAAGATAATTAGTAAGATAAGTGGTACAGATGAGGACAATATCATCCTTGAAGAGCCACTTGATAAGTACGTAGCATCGTTAAGGAAGTTACGAAACGCTTTATCGATTGAATTTCCAGTAGTTATTTTAACTGAAGAATCAGAAGCATGGGAAAAGGTAAAGGACGTAGTGGTAACGGTATTAGGAAAGGCGGCTCAACGTGAAAATTGAAGATAAAATACTCGAAAGAATTAAAGGCCTTGAACGAATGCACGATTGCACAGGCAAAGCATACACATTTGCATGCAAAATAAGCCTAGCACAATCATCATTCAAACTTGCTGAAGGATATAAGGAGCTATATGAAAATATAAAGCAACTAATAAAAGACGAGGAGGCAGATCGTGGAATATAATATTAATCAAGAGAAAGGCGATTGTTGTTTTGATGAGATAGAAGGTGGAGAATGCTTTTTGTACAAGCATCAGATTCTAATGAAAACATTTCATGGGCCGTTCTGTGCTATGGATATAGGGACTGGACATATTTATGCTCTCAGGGGTACTGATCGAGTTCAAAAGGTTAAACAAACTCAGACCTCTGTTTTTAAGGTGGTAAAATGAAACTACTAAACAAGATACAACAAGAGCTTAAATGCAACAAAGCCCAAAAGAACAACTTCGGTAACTACAATTATCGTAGCTGTGAAGACATCCTGGAAGCCGTTAAGCCTTTATTGGGTGATGGCATACTAACCATATCAGACGAAATTCTTGTGCTTGGCGGTAGCGGTGGAGATATAGTAACAGAGGTAAAAGATAAAAGAGGCGTTACAACAGAACAGATAGAGTCAAGCGAAAGATTTTATATTAAGGCTACGGCAACTATAAAATGCGGTGAAGAAGAGATTTCATGTAATGGGTTCGCTAGAGAGTCGTTCACTAAGAAGGGTATGGACGCTTCACAAATAACAGGTAGTACCTCTAGTTACGCGCGTAAATACGCTCTAAACGGCTTATTCTGCATAGACGACACAAAGGACGCTGACACTATGGATAATAGACCCAAAGCACCAAAGAAGAACTTTAAAGACGACCTGAAAGCCACTGGAAGCCCATTAACAGAGAAGATAGTATTTGAATACATGAAAGACTATTGTCAAGAGCAGGATAAACAGTTTACATATTCATGCTGTAAAGATTTCAGCGATACGCAAAAGAGTTGGATTCTAGGAAGAGTAGACACAATTGTAGATTGGGATACCAAGAGAAAGGATAAATAGAATGAGCAGAGATAAAATAACAATCACTGGTATGGAGTTCTATTATGATGAAAAGAGCAAAAAAACGGTAGGAGCAACATTCTTTCAAATATCATCAGGTTCTAGGTTCTATGACCACATAATGAGTCCAGAAGACTACAAGCCTAGAGAAGATATGAATAAAAGAGAACAATCGCTAGTAGACGCAGTTGAGGATGTAAGAAAAAAGTTAGCAGGTGAACCAGAAACATGTATTAATTCAGAAATTATTAGTGCATGTGAAGAAGCATTGCAGATGTTGGCAAACGGTTACGCATGGGAAGATGACCCTGATAGAATTCAGCGAATACAAGAGGCAATAAAAAAAGCGAAAGGGTAAATAATGAAAGAGTTCCAGGTAACCAAGATAAACGGTGAAGCTTGTTTTGATCGTCCATCCTTTGAAGATGAACTTAATAAGCATGAACGAAGTAAAGTAACGATAGAAGCTTGGAGTGACGCTAAGGAACGAACGTTAAAGCAAACCGCATGGTGGAAAGGTATTTTGTTAAAGCAGTTAGCCAAGGAAACAGGCGATTCTGATGCACATTGGGAAGCTATGTTGAAGTTTAACGTTATGCCTGACGATTTTACACCTGAAGTAATCGAGATTAAGGGAATACTTTACACATTTATTCCAAGTATAACTAAATTAAGCTGTAAGAAGATGAACGAGTTGATCGAAGGTTCCGTAGATTGGCTACGAACCCAAGGGTTTATGTGGATAACCTTGCCAACAAAGGAGAAATAATGCACAAAGCAAGTATCATAAATAGTATTTCTATTGTAGTAATAGTTTTAACGTCGTTTATTGTTAATATGTGGATGGGTAATAAGATTTCTGACCTAAGCAAAAGCGTAAAAATATTGGGAGTTGCCCAAGTATTAAATAAGGACCAATATCTTATTGACGGAGATAATATGCATGGTGCAATAATCAAAGCAATGAACAACGGAACAAAACTTAAAGAGCTTAAAGAGGGCAAAGGAATATTAACAGAAGAGCAACGTATAAGGTTAAGGTTATACATAGACCAGTCTAAATAATTTGAAAGGGTAAACAATGGACTACGAACTAAAAATTAAAGAAAAAGAGCCAATAAGCTTCAGCGAGTTGAAAGCAAAGGACTTCTTCCTGTATAACGATGAGTTGTATATGAGACTAAACGAAGATGCTGCTGTGAACTTTGACCAAGGAATGACTTGGTATTTCGGTGGAGACACACAAGTTAAGCTAGTAGAACAAATTAACACACTATTATTGGAATAGGAGATAACATGAACTACGTATTTATAACAAACGGAAACGAAGAACTGAATCGGCAGCTGCAAGAGAAGTTGTTTGAGCTTGGGGCATCGTGGTGTAATAGGGAGACTGAAGTAATACATACAGACGCATACGAAATATGGCTATCTAATAAGGGTCTAAATAAATCAGATAGGTATTACCATAAACACTCAGATCAAGAAACTATCCTTCTTAACCCTTACGATGTTATCTCTGGCAAGGTAATCCCTCCCGGACTTGAACTAAAGCCCAGGTTTTGGAAAGATAAATACACAGTATGGTTTTCGTTGGATAACAAAGAGACTACACAGGTCGATAACGATTTGTTGCACTCCCTAAATGGATGGACAGTGCGACATATGGAGATACATACAGCAGGAAAAACATGTGGGCATGGAGACTGCACCCAAGCCGAAGCAGAAGCATTCCTTAAAGCAGACTTTGACGGTAAAGAGTTTATCGCTAGAAAAGTAAAAATAACTATAGACGGTAAAGAAACATTCATAAGTAGAGAATCAGCACAAGCACTTAGAAAATCATTGGAGATATAAATGGCATCCTTAAATAAAGTTTTGCTCATTGGAAATTTAACTCGTGACCCCCAACTAACTTACACACCATCGCAGACAGCTATATGTGAATTTGGTATGGCAATAAACGACCGATGGACAACCAAAGACGGAGAGAAAGGCGAAAAGACTCATTATGTCGATTGTGTTATATTCGGTAAAGGGGCTGAAAACTTTAATAAGTACGTCACTAAGGGTAATTCAGTACTCGTAGAAGGGAAGCTAGACTTCTCACAATGGGAACAAGACGGACAGAAACGCAGTAAGCTGAAAGTTAATGTAAGTAATTTCCAGTTCCTGACAGCTCCGAAAGAGGCTAATCCAACCAAGGAAGAGTATAACCAGAGCTTACCTGATAAACCAAACGAAGACATACCTTTTTGATAGGAGATAACATGAGCAAAGCACAAACTATTCTGAATAAAATAACGAAGTTGCACAATAATAAGATTAAAGAGTTTAAAAAGCTTAGATATTCTGAAAAGATAAAGATAGAAGAGAACCAAGCAGGAGAACCAGTTCTTAATTTACATGGTTGTATATATGGCCTTGAAGGTGCTTTGGATGTAGCTGAATGGTTAAATGATATGTTAGGCGATAAAGCTTTATATTTAACGGCTGAATGCGAGCTATGTGGCAAGGAATTACTAGTTCCACAGTTGAGCTTTGATAAGAAATTACTAAATGCAAGGATGAAAGTAACTCCCTGTAAATGTAAGGAGACAAAATGAAACCAACATTACAAAGTTTACTGAGATGGATTGAAAAAACAGACTATTTTTATACAAACCAATATGGATTAGCTGCTGTTTACAGTTACAAAGGAACCATAATTTCACTAAGCAAAACCCTCTACCAAGCGTTGCTTAAAGCTAAAAAGGAGCCGATGTGAAGCTTAACGACTTAAAACTAAGAGCTGACAAGTGGTTCTCCTTAATGATACGCCTAGAAAGCTGTGACCATAGAGGTTATTGTAAATGCTTTGTAACAGGTGAGTCAGTAAACGTTAGAACGATACAAGCAGGTCACTACATAGACCGTAGACACTTACAGCACAGGTACAACCCTATTAACGTACACCCTCAAAGCGCCGACAGTAATGTATTCGCTGAGGACGGTGACCACGAAGCGTATCGGGCAGCAATGATTAAAGAATACGGCTTAAGAGTAGTTGAAGACCTTGAAAACACGTGTCCACCTTTTAAGATCACAAAAGCAGGCTACGAAGATATGATTAAAGGGTACAAATACCAGATTAAAGAGTTCCTACGGGAGAAAGGTATAGAAAAATGGTGGTAAAATATAAGATCACAATTAAAAAAGAGATCAAAGACCCGTCTACGCCAGCCGAGCTTAAAGAATTAGAGAGATACGAGAAGGCACTGACTGATATTATGAATAAAGCTGTTGATATAGATAAAATACAAGAAGATGTTATTAAAACTTTACTCTTTGGAGCAGTAGGCCCAGTAGATGTGAGAAAATATATTAAATAGGGCTTGACTATTGTAAACATGTAGACTAATATAAGCATAGATGGGAACTTGGCGGGGAGTTTTAATGATAGCTCCCCTCCCATCTTTTAAACTAAGCGGGCAAAGCAGGAAAACACAAGTAAGTATTCAGTCTGCTTGCGGTTCTGTGTGTAGCAGAGCCACCCGCAACTTTTTAGAAAGGGATAACATGAACTCACAATCTTTTATTCTTGGTGTTTTACTTATAGTTCCTATTATTTTAGGAATGATAGTAGGTGAACTTAGTACCATTGTTGATTTGCTTCAAGATATATTATTGATAATGAAGGGATAACATGTGGAAATCATTAGATAAAGCACTGAACCCAACACTTGAAGAATATTACAAGAGTAAGCCTTATTTATATCCTTTAGGCAAGTTAGAAGACGACGAAGAAGAAACAGATTTCACACAACCAGAAGAATGGGAGAAAGAAAATGAAAGAAGTTAAATTAATAATAAGTGACGAAGTATATGACGCTTGCCCTTGTCCAGAGGGAATGAAGATAGGTCATTTTGAGAAACGAAGCCCAGAAAAAGATGAATTATATTTAACAGAGTTGAACGTATGGACACGTTGGCCGATTGGTGCTACTGGTAACTTTTCTTATAACATGCCCATATTCACACCTGACCCAGAAGCCCACCAGAAATCATTTGACGCATGGAAAGAAGGTGCAAAGGTAGGTGATATGGTTAAGGTAATGAGAGTGCCAACGGAGAAAGAAATTGAGCTTACGCAATGCTGTGATAATTCACAAGAAAAGGCCAGAATGGTGGGGCGTACTTATGAAATAACACGTCTTTACGATGAATATATTTCAGTAGATAGATGGCACTTTACCCATAACTGCCTAGAGAAGGTAACACTACCTCAGTTTAAAAAAGGCGATGCTGGTGTTAGAGTAACTCTTGATGGTGAAACATACACACTATTCCTCTTAAGCGGTAGAGTTTGTAATTGGGATAACGGAGATATGACATGGGATAAATACGGCAAAGCATTCCCTAACGAAGATTGCACACAAGCAGAAGCCGAAGAATTCCTGGGTATGACATTTGACGGTGAGACGATGAAGAAGCCTGAACCTGAATTTGTGGATGTAGAGGTACACAACAATAATGGACTACTACAAGTAGCATGGAACGGCTTTCTACTTAATCTTTCAGAAGCTAACTCATTTGAAGAGTTCTTTCAGTTCATATGGAAAAAAGAGGGTGAGAAGGATGGCATTTCAACAGAGCACTGCTTTAATGGCAATTTTGGCCATGCTACCCATGTTAGATTCAGGAGAGAGTCATGATATGCCCCCACTGTGACTGCTGGGCTGACGATGGAGACTTTTATAAAATGCCACTTTGTGTCGAGCGAGAAGTAGAAGGAAGAGGGTGTGGAGAACGTGTTACTGAAAAGAAACATACCTATGCATGCCCTGGATGCAGAAAACTATTTATAGAAAGGTGAGCCTAGCGATGATGGGAACCCGTGAGAAGTTTGTAAATGCAGGTGAATATGATGCATTCACTAAGTGGCGCAAGTACTTAACATGGCACAAGCGAGAGTTAAAAAGAGTTAAGCGCAGATTCTGGAAGCGGATACGCAGAAAACACAAACAGGAGCTAACATGAAAGAAACAAAGAAGCTATCAGACGACCAAATAATCAAGGAATTGGAAAACATACAAACATTTCTCCACAAAGCCGTTATTGATTATTCAGAAGCAATAAACCCTTTAATTTCATCAACGACTCTTTTAAACTTTTTTAAAAGACAAGAAGAGAAAACAATATTAAATAGTGAACAAATATTAATCGAGGGTAGAACATACGCAATTTTACTGTGCAGGAACCTTCTTTCTATGCAAGCTGAATCCTGTGAAATACCTGTTACTTTAGAGGGTGAAAAATACTTATTGTCTGCATCTGTGAAGCAAAACACAAACAGGAGCTAACATGAACATTAACGCAGATAAAGTAATTGAGATATTGAAAAAAGCTGCTAAGAGGTTGTCAGAAGCGTCATTTAATCCACTGGATGGATATGGAAAAGACGCACGGGTTTTTACCTCACTAAGTCGCAGGGAACAAGCAATTTATATAAATGGAGTAATTAAAGGATTAGAAACAGAGACACAAACATTTCTTGACCGCATAGCCTCAACTGACGGGAATCAAGATGTATGCGAAGGGTATAAAGATATTATTGCGCAGTGGCTATTTGCAGACTGTGATAACTGGAGAAAGATTCACGGCCTAGGAAGTTACCAAAAGGAAGAACAAAATGAAGATTGATATAAAAATAGTAAAAGAGAAGCTTAATAGTACAAAAGAATGTTTTGAGCAAAAAGCAAGAACACAAGGAGTTATAGGAGACTACCAAACCGCTGCCTCTTACGTCTATATTGCAAGTGGGATTGAATTAGCTATTGTAAATATAGAACAACTTGAACACGTCATAAAATTAGAAGGGGAATGAAAAATGAACCTAGAACAACGAAAGAAGAAAGTTAATAGTAAATACTGGCGCAACAAGTCCGATAAAGAGCTAAGGCCGATAATCTTAAAGAGAGACGGGTATAAATGCTCTATAGAAGGCTGTGAGAACACCGATAACCTACACTTACACCATATACTGCCTAAAGAACATTACGCTTATCTTAGGCACACTGAGAGCAATTGTATCATTCTCTGTCCATCGCATCATAAGTTTGGTGGTAAGTCTGCACACAAGAATGCATTATGGTTTACGAATTGGCTTTCTGACCACAGACCTACGCTATATTGGAGTTGTTTAGAAGCTATAGATAAAAAAACTAACCCAAAGCACAACTACAAAGAAAATTACGAGAGATTGACAGGAGAAAACAATGAATGATACAGAAACACAAAAGTTTATTGATAAAATGACCCCTGAAGAAAAGAAATTGTGGGCTGATGCAGAGATAGATTATGACTCGGCTGAAAATGTGATCGAGTTTGCTGGGAAGGTAAGGAACAAGGCTATTGGTGATTGTGTAGATGTGCTGTTGGCTGAACTCGAATATGCAAGCCCCTTTTTGGCTCATCCACTGTATAAGCTAATAGCGAAGCTCCAACAACTAAAGGAAGGTGAATAATGGAATGTCCACATTGTGAATACGTGCCAGAAGATGATTGTGAGAATGAATTTTATACATTACCAGTCAAAGTAGGAAGATTAGAAGACCGAACAAACGAATACCGTGGTTATTATACCGCACAGAAAACAGTCTATGCATGCCCTGAATGCAGTAAGCTATTTATAGAGGGTGAATGATGCGAGGCGGGTCTAAAGCAGTAAAAGACAACAGGGAACTAAGGATAAAAAACGCTCATTTAGAGATCGAGAATAGAAAACTAGCGTTAGAAGTGCTTGAACTACAGAGCTTTATAAAAAACAGGTGCTTAGTTATTCGGAGAAAGGGATAACAATGAAAGATTGTGTATGTCAAAACTGTGGAGTTGCGTTTAGGGCAAAGAACCGTAGACCTGGTAAATATTGTTCACAAGCGTGCTATTCCGCTTATGTAAAAAGTGAAATGGTTACCTTGAATTGTGAGCATTGCAAAAATCCTTTTGAAACGACTAAAGCCAAAGCAAGAGGGTGTAAATCGGTCAAGCCCAGAAGATTTTGTTCACATAAATGTTTCTGGGATCATAATAAAGGCACGGTACATAACAGTTATCAACATAATGCGAAACAATTTGAATGTAAACAATGTGGCAAAAAAGTCCGCAAAACAAAAAATAATAAGCATGTATTCTGTAGCACTGAATGTTGGCGGGCTTATCAGACTATATACCCTGTTAATGGTTTTACGAAGTGTCTCAACTGTGGTAAAACTTTTAAACGCCTAAAACCGGAGCATTATTTTTGTACAAGGTCTTGCAGGGATAAACATAAGATTGGCGAGAAGAGTCACTGTTGGAAGGGTGGGCGGGCGAAGCATGGAGACGGTAGAATCGCTTTGTATACAAAAGAAAGATACAAAGACGGAAAATCAAAAGGTGAAATTAGATACCGTTTAGAACATAGAGTAGCTGTTGAGGAATACATTGGACGACCTTTAGAACATCAGGAAAAAGTTTGGCATATAGATTGTGATAAAGGTAATAACTCACTTCAAAACTTATTTGTTTTTCGTTCCCAAGGCGACATGAATAAGGCTATACATAAAGGTTTATTGCCGTTGGAGAGCAATTTAGATCGTATGCGTGATGATGAACAGTACATACAAACAATTAATGACTGCCAACCTATCCCCCTAGATCATCCTGTAAGGTCTATGCGTTTATTCCAATGCATAACAGCAGTTAGACCCCACAATAACAAGTGTTGTGCTTGCGGAAAAACGTTTTATCGCACAGCTAGGAAGGAACGTAAGCTCCCCAAGAAAACTTATTGTTCTCGGGAATGCTTCCAAAATAGAAAAGGAATAAAATGAACTTATTCGGTGAAACAGAAACAACTAAACAAGAAGATGATCTTAAAGCAGAGTTCGATAGATTCAGAAAACTATACCCTAAACCTAAGTGCGGACTCGATACAGAATGGGACTTCTTTAAGAAATCAACTAAAAACAGAGGTGTAGACTATAAGCAAATTGTACCTTTATTGTGCGATGCAGTTAAAAGACAGATATTATGGAGATACCAAGCCAAGCAAGTAAAAGAATTTACCCCTAACTGGAAGTCGTTTCAGGCTTGGATTAATAACAAAACATGGGAATTGGAAGTTCCGATCAAAGAAGACGCCCCTACATGCCCTCCTGAGCTACGATCTATTATGAACCCGGTACTCAAGGCTACCAAAGTTCCTACAATGTGGGACAAATTCGATTCATTTGAACAAGATAAGAAGCGAGCCTTGATAGACGGAGCTATTGAAACGCTTATAAAAAATAACCAAGGTACGGAAAGGTGCTTTAGAAACAGAATGAGAAATCCAAAGGTACGTGATAAAGTCTTTGAAAACATGCAGGGGGAGAAATGACTACAAATTGCAGACAGTGCGGACGTGATACAGAGGCTAAATCTGGTGTATGTTATAAATGCGCCTTACCTGGACATAAACAACTAGCCGGAAAGGGCAGAGGACAAAAGGGAATTAAGGTAGAATATAATCCTATGGATTTAGAAGATGATTACTCCGAAGAATCAAATGCTGACAGTGTTTGTAATGATTTCGACTATTAAAAAAGCCCCACAATTAAGCAGGGCTATAGTTTATTTGACAAGTTCAGACAGAGGTATACCTAACGCTTTCGCTAAAAGGTAGGCAGTATGTAAATTAGGCCACCTGTTATACCTTGTATAGTTTGTTATCCGTGACGGTTGGTAGATTTTACCGGTCAGACGCTCCATTCTACGCGCAAGCTGGGTTTGGGTTATACCAGCAGCCTCGATTGCTTCGTTAAGATTCTTTTGGAAGTTCATTATATATCCATTTCTGTATTAATTATAAGTAGCTAGTTACTCCAAAGCTCTTCCATGTACGCGCTTTCGTTCTTTAAGTGTTGCTTATACTTATTAAGTTCTTCAGGTGATGCTTTCTTCAACTTAGCGTTAAACTCCGCTGATGTTTCTGTAGGTCTACCATCTTCGGGTAGTAGTAGCAGTAAGGCGACCAAGGCCAGTATACCGAGTAGCATAACACCTCCTGCCCCTGTCCACCTCAACTCACCAAGATTCTTCTGGAAGTTCATTCTTTAACCTCTGCTTCCAGTGCCAGTTTAAGTGCTATGTCGACAGCCCTTGCATAACCATCTAAAAACCCTCGGTCATAATCACTTTTAGCCAAAGGTTTTACTTCTTTTTCTGTCCTATCCTTTAATATAGTCAGCTTTTTTACAATGCTATATGCCATTATTCACCTTTCACTTTCTGTAATGCATCCTGTACTGCGAGAAGTGAGCCAACCAACGTTGTATCGTCATTCATCAACCCCTCGCAAGCCTCTACAAGCTCCTTTATTGCTTCCATAGGGTTATCTATACCCTCACAAGCGTTAACGCATTCAACGATACGGGCGGAGTTTGCTCGATCTTTTGCATTAAACAACCCTACACAGTCGCATAATTCTCCAATGAATTCATTTTTAGAAAATATACCCATAGTTTGATCTTCAACTTCCCACGGCTCATTAGTATGTTTCATTCTATCTCCTTATTATCTTGTTTCGTCCCATATTTCTTTTACGCATTCGTAACATTCTGGAGCAATAATAACCTTCATGGTCTTTCTTGCGTCAAAATCATCAAAGTCATCAAGAAGTTTATTAAAATCACTTTCGTTACAATTACACTCACTACCGCTTTTTGTAGAGAACTTATCCATATAATCGTAAATATTACTCATTCTTCTCTCATTTCTGCTGTGAATACTTTGACAGCGTCTTTTGACATGGTTAAACCGATCAAAGCCCAGCATTTTTCCTTTGGCTCGACCTCAAAAACCATCCTGCGCTTAAAATTAAGTTCAGGCACTTGAAAAACTTCAATCTTAAGAGAGTCTAAAATCTTAAGGTTAAGCTGTATACGTATACGCCTTAGAGCCTTGTAGATAGCTTTATCAGGCGATTCTTCCTCTGTAGCTACCATTTTTGGCTCCATGCCTATCCAAGATTCGCTAATTAATACTGTTTTCATTTTACCCTTTCGTTTTTCTTTTAAGGTTGTGTAAACAATGGGAGCAATCTTCTGTCGCTAAACAAGTTATATCTTTTCTATGCTTACAATTTTTATACGCTGGTGGCAACATAGATAGTTCATGGACTGTGTAGTCACCTATAAAAACAGTGCCGTCCTTTGACTTATCCCCCATAAACGCCTTTATTCTTTCCTTTTTAAGTCTTAGGTCATAAAAATTAAAAGTGATATATAGTCTTTTACTCCCACTTTGGACATAACCTATTACAGCGTCACAGCCTTGTTTTGACCTAAAAACTAACTTATTAGCAGTAAGGAAAGCTTTATAATTTTTAATCTTATCTTCTGTTTTCATGTTAAGCCCTAATGTGAGTTAAAGTCCATTTACTATTTTTTGGATTATAGGTTAATATTATCCCTCTAAACAGGTTACCGAAAGAACACAAGCTAGTTATATGTTTTTTGGGGAGATACTTTAAACCTAGCTTATTAATTATAACCCAAGCCTTACGGCTTTCTACGCTTTTAAAATTCATGATTTCCCTTTCAATAATAAATAAATAGTTAGGACCGTAAAACTAAAGTATATGTCCATTGTTAAGCCTTCATGAGTTTGCGCCTAGTTGCGGGTTCGATAACTACGACTGTACGCCTGCCTTTTTTCCTAGCCCCCTCGCATGACAGGAAAGCATTTTTAAGCGTCTTATGCCTACTATAAATCAGCTCGTTGGGGTAATCAGTGAAGTGGTCAGCCTCTATCGGTAACTCGTTTAATTGTCTGATAACTAAAAACATAACGTCCCTTTCATGAAAATATTAAAGTTAGTATAAAACCTATTGCACATATTAAACAGGTGTACGCTTCGAATTCTTTATTCATTGTTAGCTTCCAATCCTGCCATAAAGGCGCGTAGTTCAAAGTATAAAGTCTTTTTGGATACAAAACCGGAGCTTGTAACATCGCTGCAACCTGCGGATTCCATTTGGCAGAGTTTGACGCCTCCGTAAGCCCAATCTAAATGATAATTTCCTTCGTTTGGTTTGCTTTTACCGTCAATTGTTGTGTAACTTGTTTCAGGAGTTCCGGCTTTACGGTTGATGATACGCACGATAGATTCTAAGTTCGTAATTGAGATTCTCATTGTTATTCCCTTTCAGTTAGTTAGTAAAGATAATTTGAGTTTCTTATACTCTCTATCGACTAAAAACAAATCGACACCCTTGTATATACTTGTGAGTTTTTGCATTTTCACTTTTCCGCCTTGCTGGATTAATTCAAGAGCGGACGCAACTGCTTCTTTTTTTGTTTTGTAATGACTACTATCGTCAATTTCGCCGTCAACTATTTCTGATACGACGAATTCAGTGTATCTATATTCTTTATCGCATTCCTTTTGATATTCCAGTGGGGACAACTTAACGCACCAGTTAAAATATTCTTTATCTGTTTTGAATTTATGGGGCATGTTATTTCCTTTCGTGTTAGTTGATTTCTACTTTTATTATATATCATCTGAATATACATTATTACAAAAAACGGTTAAAACTTCCGCGTCTGTCATAGTGGTTCGCTTGTTATTGCATACATTATCGTAACCAATAATACGGGCTAACTCCGGACGGTAAGTAACAAGTAGCCCGAACATATCAACGATTAATACCGAGCCGTTTAAATACGCTTGACATTTATTAAACTGTATTTTAGTAACTTTGATCATTTTATTCCCTTTCAAGTAATGTTCTAACTTCTACTTTTATTATATATTCTAATTCGACATAATCAAGTATAAACTTCAATAAAAGTTGAAAAATATTATAGAGCATGTAAAATTATGACATTAAAATTGTGTAAGTCCTTGTTTTGTGTGTCTAAAACATGTATAATTATGACATGCCGAATAATCCAAGTATCAATACAAATTTCTATTTAGACGTTGCAAAGGGTAAAGTACCTGGACACACCTTCATTAGAAAGTTCGGTTCTATTGCTGCGGTTGCTACATCTACTCCAACCGATGTATGGGAATATGGCATTACATCGGGTGCAGAGAAGTATACATTTTCAACGACAGCCGATATAGACACAATGTCTTCAAGTAATGGTACAGATGATGAAGTCATCACAATTGAAGGCTTAGACGGTGATTATGTACTAGTAATTCAATCGAAAGCTCTTGACGGACAAAACAAAGTCACTTTAGATACGCCCTTAATGCGTGTTAACAGGGTTTACAACTCAAACGGTACTTCAACTCTAGGCAATGTATATGTTTACGTAGATGGTACGATAAGCACCGGTGTTCCAACTGACGTTACTACTGTGAGAGGTTATTTCTCGATAGCTAAACAGCAGACTTTGCAATGTATTTACACAGTACCAGCAGGACTCACAGCATATGTAATGGAGTATCAAGCTAGTATAACCAAAGGCGGAAGCGCAACTGCTAAAAATGCCGACATGTCAGGTAACATTCGAGAGGTAGGTAAAGTCTTCAGGGTACAAGATGAGTTCTCTTTAAACTCTACAGGATCAAGTTATAAATCAGCCGTATTCCCTTTACCTCTCCCTTTCCCAGAAAAGACTGACTTCGTATGTACTGTAGATGATGTAAGCGCCGAGATAGGTGCTTCATGGAGCCTTACAATAATGCTAGTAGATAACAATTACTTAACATAACAGAGACACTAAATAACAACATGGCTACTCATGCAAGACATAAAAAGATAAACGATAGACAAAAACGCTTTGTTAAACTATACAGAGTCAACAATGACGTAGTTGAGGCTTACAAGGGTGCTAATTTCAAGTTTGATGAATCAACTGACATAGGCAAAAAGAAGCTAGCCAGAAACGCAAAATCCCTTAAGGCTAGAGTACAATGGTACATGGATGAGCTTGATCATGAAGTAAATGAACGCCTTATAGAAAGAGAAGTAGTCACTGTTCAAAGGGTTAGAAATGACTTAATAGACATACAAACAAAGTGCAAAACGCTTGGCGATATACCAAACGAATTAAAAGCAACTGAACTCTTAGGTAAGAGCGTTGGTGCATTCAAAGAAGTAACTATTGACATAGATGCACTAGAAGTATTCAACCAACAAATGGATAAAGAGCAAACTTTAATCGCAGAACAACTAGCCAATAGAATGCTAGAAGAGCCTACAATCAACCAATTACCCATCATAGACAGTATATCAGGGGCTGACAGCACGTTTATTAAGGCTACCCCTGTTGAATTAAGTCCTATTTGCCCTAGTCAGAGTACCTTGAAAGAATATAACGAGCTTACAGGGCATCCTGAGAGCTTTGATAACAATGGTAATACAGTAAATGGAGACAATAATGCTTCGAGTATGGGAAATAGTGACGATGATGGCTGGGATGCTAATAGTATTGTTGGCGCTCTCGATAGCAGTACGATGCGTCCAGTTGGTGATAATAAGGGTGTTGGAAGCCAGGATAAAGGCTCGCGAGAAGGAAATAGAACGGTTAAAGCACCTTCTGAGCAGCAGGATATGACATGTTTATGCCCGGAATCACGGGATAACACCGAGAATCATAGCAGTATTGTACATGGTACTGAAGATAGGGCAGAGATAACAATACATCTACCAGATGACCCAATGGCTCGCAATGATGGCTATGTGGCTATACAAGATAGTAAGATCATAGGACAAAGCTATCATAATAGTACCGAGAAACACGGGGTTGTAGCATGAATCATAGGACAAAACTATTATTTGGTGTAGCAGACCCCCTTAACCCCCAAAGGGTACCGGCCTTGTTACATAGTAGAGTCCTCTTTAAAGTAACTGGTTTTTGAGTTAACTACAGTAGACGAATAGGAATAGAATGGATAACCTTGAATTAACAATCTTGAGTAACGAGTTGAATGAGTTGTTAGGCAATTCGGCAAAGGGTTATTATTTTGAGGGATGTGTATTTACGAAAGAGTCTAATCATTGTGGATTTGCTTACGATGAGTCAGGAATGGATTATTTGGATTCTTGTGGAGTGAGTATGATAGGTAAGGGTTATTTAGACAAAGCAGAGTTATACGAGAATATGCTAAGTATATATAAATGTTATTAGGATTCAGATAGGAAATAATTATGGCAAAGACAACAGATTTTAAGAGTACGTTAGGCGATGCGGTAACGGTGACGAGTGCTTTTACTGACATTTTTAATCACGAGGTTACTGGTTATACATTTTCGAGTATACAGGTGACAAATACAGGTAGTGCTGCATTTACAGGGTTTAAGGTGCAGGCGAAGGATTGTATTAGTGACGCTGAGTGGTACGATTATATCTTGGGTGCAGATTTGGATTGTAAGGATACTGCTGGTGCTTCGTTGGATATAACTACATTGGCTGCTGCTGATGTGGCTCATTTGGAGATTCCGATAGGAAGTAAGTATCGTATTCGATTGGTAGCCACATGTGCGAGTTCTACGACTGCGTATTGTGTAGGGACATTTGCTAGTGGTTCTGACGGGACTGCGATACAGAGTTTACTGGCTACGTTGGGTATTATAGCTCGGGTAAGTAGTACTGTGAGTGATGAGACTGTAGAGATAGGTGCGGGTAATACTGCTGTGTTGGCTGTTAATACGAGTAGGCATTTTGCTACATTTGTGAATGACGGGTCTGAGTCTGTGTATTTGCAGTTGGCGGCTACAGCGGCGATGAATACTGGTATTCGCTTAAATGCTAACGGTGGTAGTTATACAATAAGTACGATTAATTTATACAGTGGTGCAGTTAGTGCGATAAGTGCAAGTGGTGGAAATGTTTTAACAGTCCAAGAGGCATAATGTTAGTAAATAACCCATCAAGTGAATCTAAGACAGGATTTTTGATATATAATCCTTCGTTATTGTTTTACGATATTGCCGGTAGCGTATTGCATTACGAATTCCCTGACCCTATAGATAATGACTCTGTATTGGGTACTATTTTAGATAGAGGAACAACAAGTAACGACGGTGAGACTATAGGTAGATTTGCTTTTAAGTTTGATGGAAATCCAGATGCACAAGGTTTCACACTAAGTACTCCAATCGATGTAGAAGACGGAGATTACATAGGTATCTGGTTAAAACCTGTTGTAGCCGCCCCTGGTAGCGACATATATATCTTGGATAATAGCAACACAGCATTAATTGTAAAGCAAAAAAGCGACGGGAAATTATCAATAACGCTAAACACTGGTGCTCAAGCCGAAATAGTAACTACTTTAGCCTTTTTTACTGATGATGATACGTGGGTACATTTGGGTATATGTTTTGGTTGTGAGACTGACGATATTGATATTTATAAAAATGGAAGCCACGAAGAGAATTTCCTTACCGGTACATTAGCGTCTGGAGTAAATAAGATAGCTTATGTTGGTGCGTTTGCTGGGGTTCTCGCCCCTTGGGTTGGTTTAATGAGAGACTTCTGTATTTATGATCTGGCTAACATTAACCCAAAAACAGCATATTTGAGTCCTGATATAACAGCTTCTGAGTTCTTTTTCAAGATGGACGAGGGTACAGGAGCCATTTGCGAGGACTATGACTTTATTACTTCTAATTTAAAGATGACTGATGGTGGTGGTGGTGACTGGGATGCTGGTTATAACGCGTCTCAGACATTCAGGCAGGATGATGGTGCAAGTGGGTGGGAAGACGGTTTAACATTTAAAAACAATATAATGTTCGTTGATGAATCTGAAGGGATTGATTGCGGAAAGCCGTCTGATTTTGATTTTGGTACTGGTAATTTTAGTATTATTATAGTTTTAAAGCCAGGCTATGTGCCGGATGCTACTCTTAATACATGCTTCTTTGATAATCAGGAGGTAGATACTATAGGAGATTTTGGATTTGCACTATACACAATTAATACATCACTAGATTTAATTTTTAACCTTCGCAATGGTGGTGCTGGGACAACTGCAAGTATACCAAGCCCTGCTTATTCTGCAGTAGAGCCTACTGTATTTATTGGTGTAAGAGACGGTGCTGATTTAATTGTAAGATGGGATTCAACTGAAGAAACAAGCGCAACAGATGTTTCAGCATACAACGCGACCCCTACTTATAATACTATTTTATGGACTAGTATATCAAACAGTATTACAGACCCTCCTGTTTATAATAGAGTAGTTGGGTCTCAAGGTAATTTAGCAGCAGCTTATATTCTCAATAGAGCTATTGATAGTGATGAAAGAGCTACATTAGTAACTGAATTGAAAGCGAGATTCGCATGAATGTAAAATATATTAATAGTCATATCGATTGTTTTTGTGTTTTTAAGAAGGGTAAGACCCCAAACGATAAACTTAAGAACATGAAAAAGGGTGATGCACAATATTGTGTAAAAGTCAAAACAAAAGAACAAGACGAAATATATGTTATTAAGTATTACGGGCTTGAGACTATAGGAAATATAGTGGATGGCAAAAAGTCTTATTCATTGACTACTGAAAGCCAAGAATTACTTGATGAAGTAAACGCAGCTTTTCAATCGGGTGATGCAGAGATAGAACATTCTTCAAGCTTAAGAGAAAGATTAGACCTTGAACTTAACTCCTGAACAACTTGCTAGTGTAAATTGCGCGTATTGGGCGCAATTAATGAAGATTAAGCTTCAGGCTTGTGAATTTTCATTTGAAGGCCATCAGTATCAAAAGGAACCGATGAGTTCTAAGTCTCAGAGAGTTTGCTATATGAAGGCAACTCAGGGCGGATTTAGTGAACTTGAAGTTCTAAGGTCTTTGTGGGGAATGATTTACGGTAAGTTTCCTAAAGGTGTTCTGTATATGTTCCCTACTTCAGACGATGTAGGTGAGTTTAGTAAGTCACGATTTAATCCTTTGATTCAGGCTAATCATCATACTATTGGTAGATTCGTTAAGAAGACAGACACTGCAAGCCTTAAGAAGATTCATAACGCTTTTCTTTTCTTACGTGGTGCTAGATTGAGTCAGGGTATCGGTATTGGTGAGAAGGAATCAAGTAAGTTGAGATCGATTTCTGTAGATAGGGTAGTATTTGATGAAGTCGACTTAATGGATGAACAGGTTGTGGCTAAGGCTAAAGGCCGTATGGGTCATAGTGACGTCAAGCAAGAGATTCATATTTCTAACCCTACGTTGCCTGACTTCGGAATTGATAAGACATTCGCTTTAAGTGATCAGAGATATTTATTCAGGAAATGTGATTGCGGACATTGGTTTAGTGCTGACTTGGAATTTCCAGGTTGTATTAAGCAGAAGGACGGAAAAGGTTATATAGGATGTTCAAAATGTGGAAAACCTGTAGGAATTGAAAATATTGAATGGGTTCCACAGAAGAAAGAGAATTCAGAATACATGCACGGTTACCATTGGAGCCAGTTAAGTTCGAACCTTAATGACCCTTGGGAGATTCTAACAGACTTCAATGAGCCGCCACAGGGTAACTTAGGTGATGTTTTAAGATTACGCTTAGGACTGCCTTACGTAGCCACTGAGGACAAGTTGAATCAGGGTGACGTATATGAATGCTGTTGTAACGATATTCCTCCTACAAGCCATGTAGGGCCTTGTGCGATGGGTGTAGACGTTGGAAAGATAAAACATGTAGTTATCGGAGTGAGAGACGGTACCGAGCATTTCAAGATAATTAAGACTACTAAGGTAAGTGAATGGGATGACATTCATGACTTAGCATTAAGATATAACGTTAAGAGTGCAGTAATCGACGCGCGGCCCTATGAGGATGCAGCAAGAGCGTTCCAAAAAGCTGAAAAATACAAAATATATTTATGTGAGTATACCGAAAACTCAGTTGACGGTACAGTTTACAATCAAGATAAAGGTATAGTGAAGGCTAACAGGACGGAAATTTGCGACCATTCTCATAGGGTAGTGAAGAATAAGAACGTTGTAATACCTCGTAAGAGTGCTGAAGTAGACGACTTTGTTAATCAGATGTGCTGTATGGCTAAAGTCTTAGAGACTAATAAGAAAACTGGAACATCTATTTATCGTTATAGGAAGATCGGAAGTTACGGAGACCACTTCAGGCATGCATTGAATTACTTCCTGTTAGCTGCGAGTGGTGGCAAGGTAGCTAAGGTAGGTTCAAGTTCTAGGCAGTTCCAGAAAGCTGTAATGGGAAAGTCTTTTATATGAAAAATGAAGAAGTAATTAAAAAGAAGATTGTAGACGGTTATAAACGTGGCGTCTGTGACCATACCGGTAAAACTATACCTCAAGAACGGCGTAGTAGAAATTGGAAAGGTTCACACTTTATGGCTGCCAAAACAGACCAATGGTACGAAAACTTTGATAAGATTGAGTGGTGTAAATGATGGGTGGCATATTTGGAAAACCTAAAAAGGCTGAAGTAGCAAAAGTTCCTCCCCCTGCGGCGATACCTGAAGTAGACGAAGAAACTGGTACTGCAGCACAAAGAGCGGCTCGAAAGAAATCTGGATTCCGTAAAACTATTCTTGCGGGTGCTTTAACACCTCAAACTGGCAAGAAAACATTGTTAGGCTAAATATGGATGCTAAAGAGATAATTAAATTACGAGATCGAGAGTATGCTGCTCAGAGTAATTTCAGGGATTTATGGCAGGATACGGCTGATTTAATGTTTCCTCGAGAGAACCAGATTAATGATAAGACAACTCCAGGTGAAGATAAGACTCGTAAAAGGTATGATTCTACTGCTGTGTTTGACTCCTTTGACATGGCTTCTGGTTTGTCTGGTTCTATGATACCTTCAGGTCAGAAGTTCTTTGGGTTTACTGTTGAAAATGAAGAAATAAGTTCTATAGATGAAGCTCAAAGATGGTTATCACAAGTTACTCGTATAACTCACACTGAATTATTTAAGTCTAACTTTATGCTTCAGTTGAATGAGACTTTGAGATCATTAATAGTCTTTGGTACTGGTAATTTGTTTTCAGAATGGGATGCGCAGATAGGTAAGTTAAACTTTAAAGATTACGATATTGCTAATTACTTATTCTTAGAGAATCCTAGAGGGACTGTAGATACAGTAATTTTGAGCTTTAAGTTCACTCCTAAGCAAGCTGTACAGGAATTCCCTAATATTAGCGACGACATTAAGAGAATGGCTGAATCACAAAGTGATGAAAAGATTAAATTCATTCACATAGTAAAGCCAAGAGAGATAAGAAACTCAAATTTATCAGATAATCTTAATATGCCTTTTGAATCTATTATTGTAGAAGAAAAGGGACAGGATATTGTAAGAGAAGAAGGTTTTGATGAAAATCCATTCGCTGTAGCTCGTTGGATGAAGTCAAGTTCTGAGAAATGGGGCAGAGGTCAAGGTACAGAGATTCTAAGTGATGTTAAGATGCTTAACCAGATGAAGTATGATTTTAACGAATGTTCTAATAGATGGAATAATCCACCTTTAGAAGTATTAGAAACTTTTGAAGGACAGGTATCTTTAACTCCGGGTTCTTTGAACTATGTTCAGCAAACAGGAACTATAAAAGGCGTTCAGACCTCTGCGTTAGGTAATTTCCCGATTACTGTAGAAGCTTTGAATGAGCAGAAAGAATTAATACATAGGGCATTCTTTAGAGATATTTTCCGTGCGTTATCTGATTTAAAAGGAGATCGTAGAACTCAATTAGAAATTTCTGAACTTTTAAAAGAAGGTCTAAGGCTATTAGGTCTTCCTATTTATAGAATACAGACCGAGTTGCTAGGTCCAGCAATCGATAGAAGTTTCATGTTATTAATGCGCAATGGAAGGATACCTCCTGCGCCTCAAGTTCTTGAAGGCCAAGTACTAAGTATTGAGTACGAAGGTGAATTAGCATTGGCGCTTAAGAATCAGGAAGCTAAAGGCGCGCAGGCATGGGTTGGTATGGTTGGCGAGATTGAACAAATTGAACCTGGTGTCAAGGATAACATTAACTTTGATAAGGTCGTAAGACGTCAAGGTAGAATATTAGGTGTTAATCCTGAAGATATGGCTACAGCAGAAGAAGTATTAGCCAAGAGAGAAGCAAGGGCGCAACAGTTACAAGAGCAGAAAGCTTTAGAGATGGCTGCAATGGCTGCTGAAGGTTATGGAAAGACCAATCAGGCTCCTGAAGCGGGTAGTCCTGCTGGAGAGGTTATGGAGGCTCTAGCTTGAATAAAAACCAAGTAGAACATGTTAAGGAACTTGCATTAGCTTTCAAAGCTCTTGAAGAATCTGAATATGGCAACGTAGTATTAGATCATTTATCTTGGTTATGTGGTGAGCATCGGTCATGTTTTGACGAAAATAATGAGAGGCTGACAACCTTTAATGAAGGTAAGCGATATGTGATGTTGAACATACGCAAGAATATAAACGGTAATATAGAAGCTATGAACGCACAGATTTCAAAACAGAAAGAAGAAGAAAGGACACGTAATGAGCGAAACAGAAACTATTGAGACAGAAGTAACTACAGAGGTTACAGAGGATTTCACTTGGACTGATAACGATGGTAATTTTTCCGAAGGTTGGAAAGATAGATTACCTGAAGAGATCAGGGGTGAAAAAGGACTTAACAATGTCAAGAGTATTCCTGACGTAATGAAACAGCTTACAAATGCTCAGAAAGCTATTGGTAAGGACAAGATTGCGTTGCCTAACGAGAATTCATCTCCTGAAGAATGGGAAGAAACCTATAAAGCATTAGGAAGACCTGAAACAGTAGACGATTATATTGTTGAGTTCCCTGACGAAGTTAAAGACTATGTTGACCCAGAACTTATGACAGAAGCTAAAAGTATTTTTCATAAGATAGGTCTTAATAAAACTCAGGCAGATGCTTTGATGGCATTTGAAGCTAGTCGTATAGCTAAAGGTCTTGAAGGCCAGAAGTTAGATGCAGAAAACTCTGTAAAAGAGACAGAAGAAGCTTTGCGTAAAGAATGGGGTACATCTTACCCTGAAAGGCTTCATGTTGCTGAAAGAGTTATCACTGAAAATACTACAGAGGAAAATAGAGAAGCTCTTTTAAGTGAAATAGGCAATAGTCCTAGAATAGCTGATTTCCTAGCAACTATCGGTAAGAAGTTCATGGAAGGCAAGATCATGACAGGTGTAGAGACTCTGAGAGAAACACCTGCTGAAGCCTTGGACGCAATTGCCGTACTTAAAGCAACTGAGGGTTATATGACAGGTGAACTGAAGAGTAAAAACAGAGATTACTATAATAAGGTTCAGAGAGATATTACTGAAAAATATAAACTTGCTTATCCAAGTAAGTAGCCCATGTGGGTAACTGGTAGCCGTAAGGTCAGTAGTTGGAGAACTTTAAACTCAAAGTCTAACAGACTATAAATGCAGGATAGTCTCGTGTGAGGTAGCTATACCGAAAATAAGAATTAATTTTATTTTGGAGACTATCATGGATATGTCAACAATTGATGTAGCCTTTACCGAACAGTATACGGCTAACATCTATGACCTTGCACAGCAGAAAGGCTCACGCTTCGCTGGTAAAGTCACGATGGACACAGTTACAAACGCTAAAACTAAATACTACGAAAGACTCGGAATTGCTGAAGTACAGCAGATTGTATCTCGTCATGGTGATACACCTTTGAATGAGATTCCTAATGACCGTCGCGCTTTGGTTCCTACCGATTGGAATACAGCGACACTGATTGATAAGCAAGACGACCTTAAGATGCTTATCGAACCTACAAATAAGTATGCAATGGCACAATTTAACGGTTTAGGCCGTAAGATGGATGATATTGTTATTGCTGCTGCTTATGGAAGTGCTGCTACTGGCGTTGCCGGTGGAACACCTGTTACTTTTGCTAATGATTCAGTTAGTATGAATGGTGGCGGTGATTTTACAACTCTAGGTACTGCTGCAACACCTGGAACCCAAACACAAATCACACTTGCAAAGATTTTAGCAATGCTTCAGTTGTATAATGAAGAAGATGTAGACCCTGATATTACTAAGTATTGGGCTGTTTCTCCTTATGAGATTGAAGTAATGCTTAATATCGAAGAAATCGGAAGTGCTGATTACAATACCGTAAAAGCACTGGCTGCTGGTAAAGTAGAATCTTTTGCTGGATTTACATGGTTCTTTACTAATCGTTTGGCTTTAGATAGTACTGAAGGAACTACTACACGTACTCTTTCTTGGGCTGAAGATGGTCTTGTACTTGGTCTTGCGGAAGGTGTTAAATCCCGTATTTCCGAACGTGATGATAAGAATTATAGTGTTCAGGTTTATTCTGAAATGTCACTTGGTGCTTTGCGTCTTGAAGGTGCAAAGGTTCACGAAGCGCTCATGGCAACTAAAGCAGGAACACCATAATAGGAGATAATTATGACTATTGAAAAAGTTACTTATGAACGTGGTATCTTAAATAATACCACAGAGAGTCCTAAGATTGGAATATACGATACAAGTACTACAAAAGCATTCGTTCTTGGTACTGTAATGCGTACTCCTGATGGTAAAACATTCCGTTACGCTAAAGCTGGTGGAACTGCACTTATTGCTGGTGACCTGATTCAACAGGCTACTTTGGCTGGTGCTACTACTACCGCACAGACTTCATTGGTTGTTGCTACTGCTGGCGTAATTGGTGATGAATTTGCTTACGTAACACCTTCTACTACAAGTCAACCTGCGGATACTTTCCGTGACGGTTGGTATGTTGTAGAAAATCAAAGTGCTGCTCTTGGGTTTGGTACTATGTATCGAATCGATGCGCACGGTTTGCTGACACATTCAGTAAGTAATAAGATTCCTCTTCAGGAAGCCCTTAGAACAGCTACTGATACTTCAACTACAGTTCGCTTGATTGCTAATCCTTATGCAAATGTAATTCAGGCTCCTGTAACTACTGTTAGTGGTTCTACTGTTGGTGTAGCGCATATCGCTGTTCCTGCTGCTAACTATTTCTGGTTGCAGACATACGGTGAAGTAAGTGCGCTTGTAACTGGTACATTGACTATTGGTACGGATGTTATTCGTGCTGTAGCTCTTGCCGGTGCTGTAGGCCCTCGTACTGCTGATGTCATTGTAGAATCTGTAGGTTATGCACTGGCAACAGTTGCTACTACAGAATGTGGTCCGATCTTCTTGAAGATTGCTCCGTAAGTTTGTTGTACGTGCGCTGGAGGTGTTTTCCTCCTTTCCGCCTCTGGCGCACATTTTTAGAGGTTAATTATGTCAATAACTACATTATGTAATCAGTCATTAGCTAGGATTGGTGCTAAACGCATTAATAACTTTGATAGTGATAAAACTGTCGAAGCTATAGAGTGCAGAACTCACTACGAACAGACTAAAGACTCTTTGATTAGGTCTCATTGGTGGAGGTTCGCTACTGAACGAGCTAGTTTATCTGAAGATACGGTAAGTCCTGAATTCGGGTTTGATAATCAGTTCATTTTACCTACTGACTTTGAGAGGCTTAAAAACGTATACAGTAGTGGTGACAGATGGCCTACGTATTTAAGTTATTCTATTGAAGGCGACAGGATTCTAACTAACGAATCTGCTATTGATATAACTTATATTAAAAAGGTTGATGATACTGCTAAGTTTGATTCGTTGTTTACTGAGGTTTTAATTCTTAGGTTAGCTATTAATTTAACGATGCCTTTGTCTCAGGATAAAAGATTGATGCAGTTACTTATGGAAGAACTTAGACCTTTAATGGCTCAGGTAAGAACCATAGACAGGCAGGAAACTAATACCGTAGGTCGAGCTAATAGAAATACTTGGAACGATTCTCGTAATGTAAATGTTGCTACAGGACGTATAGATTCGAGGCTTGGAAGTTGAATTACTTTATAACATCATTTAACGCTGGATTTTTATCACCTAAGATAGATAGCAGAAGTGATACTGAGAAGTACAGTTCGGGATGTCGTATTATTGATAATATGATTCCTACTATTTACGGTGGTGCAGAACGTAGACCAGGTACTTTATATATAAATAGTTCAAAGAACCCTAACGAGAAAGTTCGATTGATTGGGTTTATATATTCATCTGAGATTGCTTATCAATGTGAGTTTGGTGATCAATATATAAGATTCTACTATAATGGTGAACTCCTAGTGTCGGGCGGTTCTCCTGTTGAAGTTGTAACGCCTTACTTGATTGCTGATGTTCCGTTGATACAGGTTAAGCAAATTGGCGATGTAATGAGGTTAGTTCATCCTTTGTATCCGACAAGGACTTTATCTCGAACAACACCTACTGCGTTTTCATTAGATATTATTGAATTTGACGGTGGGCCATTCTTAACTAGGAATGATATTTCAAATAACGATGGTATTACGATAACGCCAAGTGTAACTGAAGTAGACGACACAGGTACTTTAACAGCCTCTTCAGGGATATTTGAGAGTGGTCACGTCGATTCAATATGGGCTATAACACAACCCAGAGTAAATGTTGAGACAACAGTTGAGCAGTCAGGTGCAGGAACTACGACAAGCGATGAACTTTTAGTTGAAGGGGCATGGAACTTTATAACTAGAAATACTTGGATAGGTACTGTAAAGATTGAACGCAAGGACGGGGACGCAGATTGGGATACTTACAGAACTTACAATTCTGAGAATGATAATAACTTTTCTTTAGCTGCAGTTGAAAACGGTACTAATGTTAAATATCGTTTAACTGCTACTCTAACAGGCGCTGGTAAAGTTAATGCTGATATAACCTTAGAAGAGTCCACACAAACAGGAATTGTACGAATAACCGGATATACCTCAACTATTCTGGTTGATATGATCGTTTTGAAGGAATTAGCTTCTACTGATGCCACGATTAGATGGGCTGAAGGTGCTTGGTCTGAGGTTAGAGGTTACCCAAGGGCAGTTGATTCCCATTCAGATAGAATTGTTTACGGTGGCTCTGCGGAAGGCTTGCAAACTGTATGGTTTAGTGAGGTAAGTAACTACGATAACTTCTTTGAAGGAACTAACGATTCAGATGCATTTATCCAAAGTCCTACAACTACGAATGAAATATTCTGGCTTGCTTCGTTAAATTCTTTAGCTATAGGTACTTCTGGCGATGAGTGGCAAATGTCAGCTAGTGACCTTTACAAGCCTATAACACCAACTGACTCTTCAGTACGCCGTCAGACTAATTACGGTAGCGCACCTATTCAACCTGTGAGGGCAGGAAATGCGATATTGTTTGTAGATTCGGTTAATCGTAAGCTTAGGGAAATGACTTATGATAACTTGGCAGAGAAATTAACTTCTCCTGACTTGACGGCATTTGCTGATGTTATAACCGAAGGCAAGATTAAGTCAGTTGCATATCAAAATAATCCTAACTCTATAATTTGGGTTACTTTAGAAGATGGAACGTTACTTTCGTTAACATATGAGAGAGATCAAAACGTAGTAGCGTGGGCGTCTCATCCGGGAATTAATGCTAATTATGTCAGTGTTATACCCGGAGCAGACGAAGACGAAGTATGGTTATCTGTAAACAGGACGATTAACGGGTCTAATTTAACTTACATTGAGCAGATGCAACCAAGAAACTTTGGACTTCAAGAAGACGCTTACTTTGTCGATGGAGGAATTAAGTATGATGGTGTGCCAACTACAACTTTTACTGGTTTGGATCATTTGGAACGGGAAGAGGTTTCTATCTACGGTGATGGAGCTGTAATAGGCTCAGAAACAGTCGTAGGAGGCTCTGTAACGATTTCTAACGCAGTATCTAAGGCAATGATAGGTTTAGGCTATGAATATAAGTTAGAGCCTATGAGAATCGATATTGGACAGGATACAACTAAGGGTAAAAAGAAGATAACAAGTGAGATTATAGTTTCATTCTATAATACTTTTAACGCTTTGTATGGTGATGATCGAGATACATATCCATTTGATGATTGGCGTACAGATGAGAATTACGATAATCCACCTGAAATGTATACCGGAGATAAGAGAACGTCATTCCGTGGTGGGTTCGATATTGAAACTCATTTAATTATAAGTGGTTCTGACCCAACACCTTGCACGGTAAGGTCAATTGTTGCTATAATAACAATAACAGAAAATAAATAGATTAGGAGTATTGACGTGACAGTAACCTCACAAGAAAATAGAACATCGGCAGTAGGAGAGGCTGGAACTCAGGTAGTTCCTTTCACATTTCCAATACTTAACGATGCTGATATAACGGTATATCTAGTAGTAACCGCTACGGGAGTGCAGACTCTATTTGTACAAGACACCGATTATGAGCTAGTTAATAATGGCGATAGCGGTGGAACTGTCGAGACAAAAGCTGCTGCTGGAGAAGATAATGAGATTCATGTTATAAGAGATACCGCAGCGACTCAGAATCTTGATTTAACTGTAGGTGGTGGATTTAGCTCAGATAATCAAGAAAGTGCATACGATAAGAACATGCGTATCACTATCGAGAATAAGAATAATCTTGATAGAACTTTGATTTTACCTGAAGGTGAATCAGATAAAGATATGACATTGCCTCTTTTAGCCGAAAGAGCTAATAAAACTATGGTATTTGACGGAAGCGGTCTACCTAGCGTATCAGATGACGATATAATTCCAGGTGAAGTATCAGTAAGCCCTTATTGGGTTACTGTTTTAACTAGCGTAAGCGATATTACTTCCCAGATCTCACTTGGGATATTAAACGAAAATGATCTTGGTTCAGAATCGCAGTTTTATCCGCCAACTCAATCTAGCGTTAAAGCATATGTAAATACACAATCTGGTATAATAAACGCTGTTAACCAAGCAGAAGCTGACCCAACTGGAGTTTCCGATTCTACAGATGCTATTAATTTTGCTTTAACTGCAGCTGATCTTTTTGGTGGATGGGAAGTTCTTTTACCTGCTGGCACATATTTAGTAAGTGGATTATCAATTAATGTGTCTAATGTCACTTTAAGGGGTTCGTCAGAAGGTTCTACTACAATAATTTTAGCTGATGATTCTGATGTACCTGCTATTTCTATTGCTAATCAGAACAATTTTGCTATTGAAGACATAACGATTGACGGCAATGGAATTAATCAAGCTGCTGGCGATGGTATTAATATACAAACTTGTAATAACTTAAGATTAAGAAATGTAAAAATCCAAAACACTTTCGCTTATGGATTACATTTTGAGGATGGAACAATTCACAATGTGTTTATTGACAATTTGAAAGTTACAAATACTGGAAGTAATGGGATAGAAATTAAGAATACATCTAGCAATAATAGAACTATGTTCTTTAACAATATAGTGTTAGATGATTGTTTAGATATTGGTTTTAATGTAAGAGGTCCAATACAGATTAACGGTATAGAAATTGTAAATTTACCGGCTAATGATATAGGTATTAATTTAGCTGTAACAGATGGTTCAGGATTAGGAGCTAATTATACAACTGTTAATAACTTCAATATAAGAGGTTCATCGACTGGTACTAAAGGTATAGCTATGGGTTGTACATATGCTATGGTTCAAAATGGGAGTATAGATACATTAGCTACAGGTGTTAGTTGCACAGGTTCATTAAATTCATTAAGTAATATAATTGCGACTAATTGTACAGTTGGAATTGACTTTGGTTCTGCTGGCAGTAGTAATAAGTTAGTTAACTCACATATAACTACTTCTTCGGTAGGCGTACAAGACGCTGCTGATTATACACTATGCACTAACAATGTTATTTTCGGGTCAGCTTCTTTCGATGTTCTTGTTGGAGCTTTAAGTTCTTTTAGTTCGTATATGAATAATAAGATTGTAGATGTTTCCGATGGTGGAACAGGAACACGAATAAGAAATAACGTTGATTATATCACAGAGAGTTGGGGGACAGCAACTATAGGTATTGGTACTGCTGTTACTCCTAATATTCCTCACGGCCTAAGTGCAGCACCTACAGATATTTTGATTACTCCACAAACAGACCTTGCAGATAATGAAAATTGGTGGGTTGACCCTGCCGATATAGACGCTACAAATTTCCTTATTAGATTAGCAAATAATGCAGGCGCTGACGTAGATTTTAGTTGGGAGGCTAAGGTAAGGTGATCTTTCGAGAGTCTATACAATCTGATTTGGATTACTTAGCTGAAAACTCAGTAAGTAGGGGTTGTTTTGGTGATATGCCTGAACGATTAGATTATATCTACACTCTTGAAGATGAAGAAATCCTTGTAATTGGTGGTGTAAAGCTACTTAATACACATACAGGTATTGTGTGGATGGACTTAACACAACATGGTTTAGATAACTTGGTTAAATCTTATCGAGTAATAAGGGAGTGGCTTGAAGAAATGATACGTAATTTAGAGTTAAAAAGAACTATGGCTTTTATCGAATGCGATTTCCTTGAAGCTATAAGAACTGTAGAACATCTAGGTTTTAAGAAAGAATCTGAAATGCATAAATTCTTTAATGAAAAAACTGCTTTGTGCTATGTGAGGTTTGACTAATGGCTGGCATGATAGGATTAATAGGACAAGGCGTTGGCATGGGCTTAGGCGCAAGGGCGCAAGCTGCATCTGCTAGAGGTGAAGAAGCTGTACATTTATATAATGCTAAAGTTCAAGAACGTGAAGCTGTAGCACAAGGACAAGCGGCTAGTTTTAAGCAAGGATTACAGGCTCAAGAGGCAGATAGACTAAGATCGACACAACAGGCTATTGCAGGTACTTCTGGTGCTGTTTCAGACGTTGGTACACCTCTCTTAATACAAGCTGAACAGGCTGAGCAATCTGAATTAGATAATCTTCTTATAGGTTACGAAGGAATAGTTGGTGCGCAACGTTCAAGAAGTCAAGCTAAATTAGATTTATTTAAAGCAGGATTAGCACATGAAGCGGGTGAACAGGCTGATATAATTAAAGAAATATTTTTACCGTTCTCTAAGCCGACTTCATTTTTAGCACCTATAACCTTTGAAGCACCTAAATTGTTGAAAAAATAAGAGAATAAATATGGCAAAGATACCAATAAGACATGCAACTAAAACACCTCCAACAGTTTCAGGTTCAGTAAGAGCCGGCGATATGGATTTTGGTCGTGTTGAAAGAATGCAGGCTCAGGCTTTTAAAGGGGTAGCTAGTATGGCTAGTTCTTTAACTAATTTAATTAAGAGCAACATTAAGGAAGCTGATACATCTGTAGAAGAATCGGAAAAGAAGAAGGAGTTTGATTTATCTGTAGTTGACGCTCAAAGCGCAGCTAATGAAGCTAAAACTATCGAAGAATTAGATTCTGTTTGGGGGGCATTTGATAAGAAGAGCGTTGAAATAAGATCAGATAACCCAAAGGTACAAAAAGCTCTTGATAAATATCGTAATAGCCGTGCTGACACTGTAGCTAGAACTAGAGTAGCTCAAAGGCTTAATTTTCAGAGAAGGGATATTAAATCCAGGTCAGATGCTCTTTATCAGGGTTTTATAGAGAACGGACAAAAGGACTTAGCATTAGAGCAATTAGATATACAGTTTAATAATAATATTATCCCTAAAGGTGAATACGATAAACGCAAGTCAGAGATAGACGGTGAAATAGGTCTTACAAGGGCAGGAATGTTCTTTAATACTAATGAGCCACAAAAGACTATTGAAGAGCTTGAAAAGTTACCTAATAAGTCATTGACTGCAGACCAACTTAAACAGAAGCATGATTTAAACTTAAAAGCTAAAACGCAACAGAAACAAAATAATAACCAAGGGCTTAATGATATGCTCTCTTGGATGGAACGTAATAGAGAATTAAATGTTGTAGAAAGAGAGTCTAAAAGAACTGAATTTATTAATATTTTGGATGACGCTAATGTTGATGGTGACAATTTTGGCGCAAATATGAAGCGGTTTAACCTATGGGTTAACGGACAGGATTCAACCACTAATCAAGCAGTATTTAAAACTCTTATGGATAGAGTTACTTCTATTCATACAGGAAGCACACGAAAAGTTGTAGATGCTATTAATGATTCTATAACAAAAAACGAATCCAAATTATCTACTAATGACCTTGAAAAACTTAATAATGTTAAAAGAAATGTTATTGATAAGCAATTTGTTGATACTCTAAAGACATATAATGATAGATTTGTATCTGATAAAATTGCTAAAGATGATAGAGTACAGTTCCAAATGGATTCACGTAGCTTTATAGAAGAATATATAGGCAAACATGGAATAAAACCTTCTCCTAGTGAGTTTTATAAATATACTCGTGAGAGATTTGGAGAGTTGAGAACCGAAGATGAACGAGCAGAAGAAAAGTTAATAGAAGAGGGGAAAAAAGAACAGGCTAAATTCGATAAAAGAATTGAAGCTTTAAATCTTCAAATAGATACGGCTCTAGGGAAGCAACGTGAGATAGTTGACATAAAAACTGCTGCCGAGGCTAGGAAGTTACCAGTAGGAACTAAATTTAGAACCCCAGACGGTAGGATAATGGAACGATGACAGATGAATTTGCAGAATTTAGCTTAGTAGAAGGATCTAAGGACGAGTTTGCAGAATTTAACTTGGCTCCTACGTCTCCACCTGAAGGCGGCATTACACGTCAGGATTACTTTAAAGGCTTGCAGGATGGAGATGTATTACCAGGTCAGAGATTACAAATTATCCCCGTTAATCCTGTAGAGGCTGGTATTAGAGCAGATGAAGAGTTCAAACTCCATACTGAAACAGGCATTGAACTTCCGGAAGCCCAAAAAGAAGTTGCTATAGAAAAGAATATAGAGGGTGCAAAAAGTATATTCGCAGATATGCAGAATCCTGTAGAGGTCGCATTTGGAAAACAGAAAGTTCCTGAATTTAACTTTGCATACACTAAAGGGCAAAAGCTTTTGGACGATGCTAAAGCTGACAGGATGTTTAATGTATATGGTGTAGACCCAAATAGAACCACAGAACATTACAGAAACATGAGAGAGATAGCTAGATTAAATTCATTTTTACTTGATAAAGATATTGAAGCTATTGAAAAAGATGTTAAGAACGGAGTCTTATTTATAGATTCTGTCGCAAAAAGCGATATGCCTTTTGATGTAGTTTCTTCTGTTTACCAAAGAGACGAGTCTATAAAGTCTTATGAAGATTATTTAGAATATTTTAATACATTCCCTCATGACCAAAAGACGAGAGAATTAGGTAAAAAACTTATAAGTGTTCCAGTAATAGGTGATATTTTAGTAGCAGGCGCATCCACTGGCGGGCCTATAGCCGCTCTAGGGTTTAAAGTAGCAGGGAAAAAGCTTAAAAAGACTATAGGTTACAATTTTGGATTTGAAGAATTTAGTCGAAATCTGCTTAGAGATTCAAGATCAATAAAACGAGGTGCTACAGAAGAGACAGGTAAAATTAGGCAGTCACTTGGTAATTTTCTTGACTCTGCAATGCTTCTTACTACTGGCTCAGCCGTAGGAGGCCCTGCTGGTGCTATTGTCTTATTTACAGCAATGGCTCATGAGGACGCTTTATTTGAGGCTAGAGAAGCAGGGTTACCAGAAGAGCAGGCGCAGAAATACGCAAGGAATGTAGCTTTATTAGAGGGTGTTGTAACTACTTTAATGAGTTCTATAGGCTTGGGTGGTATGGAAAATGCTTTCGGTAAATCCTTAAGAGGTGGGTTGAAACAATTTGGTAAGACGTTAGGGAAAGACCTTATTTCTGAACTTACAGAAGAGGAAATCATAGCTATTGGTACTGCTGTATTTAAAGTTAATTCAGGTGTAGACCCAAACGCTTTAGACCCTGATGCTCTTCAGAGTACTATTTATGAAACAGCTTTGCAAACAGTTGTAACTATGGGATTACTTGAAGGTTCTAGGAAGATTATAGGCAAGCCTTCTCTAGTAGAACAGACCGCTAGAGATACAGTTGGTTTAGTTGAAGACCTTGGTATAACCAAAAAAGAAATGCAAGCAGTTATCAATGAGTCTGCTGATATATCCAAAGAAGGTGAAGTTACATTCCAAGAAGCATTTAGAGAGAACCTTGAAACTTTAGCAAAAACAAAGGTAGCCGAAAAGAACGGTGAAGCACTTGTATTAACTGAAGAAGGTAAAATAATAGAGCCGGGAGAGACTAAAGTAGAAAAGCCTACTATTGAGCCACAAATAACAGAAGAGGCCGTTACAGAGCCTGTGGTAGCTCCTAAAGCTGTAGTTGAGCCTTTGGGAAAAACATTAGAGGCTGAGTGGTTTCATGGTACGCATAGAAATATAGAATTATTTGAACCAAGGGAGGTTCAAGGGATAGATTCTATAGGAATATGGGCAACTGGTGACAAGACTAAAGCTAAACTATTATTCGGACCAAAGATATTTAAAGTAGAACAGACACCGAAAAATCTACTAGAGGCACATACTGATAATTTTGATGATTTCTTTTTTAGTAATAAAAACTTATTTAAAGAAACATTCCCTAATGAACCAATGTCTACCTTAGATGAATTTAAAGACAAAGGAATAACAAAGAAAACTAATCCTGAATTAGCCACAAAAAGAGCTAAATACTTAGATGCTTTTAGGGAATTATTAGAAAAAGCCGGACATGATGGTATAATATGGAAAAATTCAAGGATAGATTTAGCTAAAGGAGATGATCCGCATGATGTTGTTGTTATATTTAATAAAGAACCTATAATAGCTACAAAAGTTGAGCCAGTAGTTGCAGAAATTGCACCAACTGAAGTACTTCCACAAGAAAGACCATTACCAAAGACTGCTGGACAGGCTGCTGTTATAGCTGACGCTGCTGCTGAAATCGGAACGTTTGCTGAAGTAACTGTTAAAACTGTAAAAGACGTAGCTAAGTCTGTTAAATCTTTGAGTGGTAAGTTAGTCCAGAGAGCTACTACACGATTCTCTAATATGGGAGAGTCAGGTAAAAAGGTTTCAGGTGATTTAAAAGAGATTGCATTCAGATCACAAAAGAACGCTAATATTGACATTGCCGATACTAATGTAGTTTTACACGGCGTTAATCATAAAAATAGAGTTCTTATAGCACAAGCCATTAATAAGAGAGTTAGTTTAGATACTTTACCAGGTTGGTTACGACCTAAAGTTAAACAAATACGAGCTATTTTAGATAGGTCATTGACTTCAGCACAAGAAT